CTTTCAAAGTTGTTACTGCTTGCAATAATATTACAGATGGTGGTGCTTATGATGTGACTTATGACAGATTTATCTTGCCATCTTTGGAACAAATTTATGTTAGTCCGCAAAAGAGTGATGAAGGTAAAGCATTTCAATATTGGAAAGAGGCATTTCCTACAAACACTGAGCCTAATAAACAAAATACTACATATGAAGAGTACAAAAAGTATGGACTAGAAAATAAAAATAATGCTCAAACTTATCGCTTGCGTTCCGCTAGTGTCGGCATTTCTTACGTTGCGTGGCTTGTCAGTAGCAGTGGTAATGTGGGCAACGACGTCGCTTACAATTCGTTTCGTGCTTCGCCCGTTTGCTCAATCTTTTAAAAAAACATCGTATTAATCGTGGGAAAACGACTTTTCCCACTTTTTACTGTATAATGGTTGACTTTTTGTGAAAAAATTGATATACTAATATAGGCTCAAGAGAGCAAAAACGAGGTGAAAGTATGACTGTGCCAGTGAATAAAAGGAAAGAAAGCAAATTAGAAGTACTAGTTAAAACAGAAAAATTAATGAGACATACAATAAACTGTACAACTTCAAAAGTTTTTGTTGAATCTTCGTTTGGGTATCCTTTGTCTATTGAAATGCAAGAATTATCAATTGCAATCCATATCTCATGTTGTGATGCTAATAACATAAGAGTGGTTGACCGTGAAACTGCAATCGAAAGAAGAAATCTTCAAAAACACGCTTTCAATTGTTGCAAAAAGTTAATTTCAAGATTAACGACCTCACACACTCTATTCCATTTAAGAGGAAGAAAAGTTAAATATTGGTTAGGTTTAATAACCGATGCAATGAATCTTATAAAAAAATGGAAAGACAATGATAGCATTCGGTATAAAAAATATTATACCGATAACAATTAAAAAAAATGGGGATAGTAATTGTTTTTCCGAGGCACTTGTCTGTTGTGCCGTTCCGCTAATGTCGGCAATTCTAACAATGCGTGGAATGTCAATAGCAGTGGTAATGTGAACAACAACAACGCTAACAATTCGTATCGTGCTTCGCCCGTTTGCTTTTACTAAATAATAGCGAATAGCATTCACATAGTGAATGTGCAATTGTAAAGATGAGCAAAGAATTGCATCCCCACCGTAAAATCGGAAAACAATAGAAAAGTGATATTGCCTAGCTAGTCCAAAAGACTATTTAGATGTAATTATAAACATTTTTCAAAGTAGAAGGTATAGAAATTACTTAACTGTTAAGTTGGGTTGATATACTCTTTTATTTTGCCAAAAAATAATATAAAAAGAAGGTTTTGAATATTATGAAAGAAATTAAAAATTTTGAGTTAAAGAAAGCTTTAAGCTATGATGCATTATATAATTCAATGTTAAAATGTAAAAAGGGAGTAATTTGGAAAGGCAGTGTTGCAAGTTTCTATTTTAACTGCACTCAAGAATTATCAAAACTTGAAAATGAATTAGCAGATGGAACGTATATGCCTAGAAAACCTAGGTTTTTCACTATATATGAGCCAAAACAAAGAGAAATAATGTCTATAGCATTTAGAGATAGAATTGTAGAACGCTCATTAAATGATAATGTAATATATCCTAAGATAAAGAACAAGCTGATTTACGATAACGGTGCTTGTCAAAAAGGAAAAGGCACTGACTTCTCAAGAAATAGGTTAATAGCACACTTGAGAAAATATTATATGAATCATGGCACTAATGAAGGCTATGTTCTGCAATGCGATATTAGTAAATATTATCCTAGCATGAGGCATGATGTTGCCGAAAAGATATTCCACAAAATGTTAGATAAAGAAACTGCTGATATGGCTTGTTTCATCATTAATAACAGAAGTGAAAAGGAAGTAGGATACAGTGCTGGTAACCAAACCATTCAAACACTAGGTATTCTATATTTAAACGATTTAGACCATTATATAAAAGAAAAACTTAGATTTAAAAGATACGTTCGCTATATGGACGATTTTATTTTAATGAGCAACGATAAAGAAGAATTAATAAAGACAAAAGAAATAATAGAAAAAGAATTAGATAAAATAGGTTTAAAATTTAACACAAAGAAGACAAAGATTTATAAAATAAGTAAAGGCATACCGTTTTTAGGTTTTAAATTTGTTTTAACTAATAAAGGAAAAGTATTAATGTTTGTTGCAGATGATAAGCTAAAAAGCAAAAGACGTAAGTTGAAGAATATGATAAGAGCATCAAATAACGGAAAATTTTCTAAAGAAGTTGTGGATTCTAGCTATAACGGTTGGAGAGTCCATATTTCTAAAGGGAATACAAAACAATTTGTATTAAGAACGGATAAATGGTATAATGATTTAAAGAGAGGTGCTTTAAGTGGAAATAAAAAAGACTAAATTAACTGTGGCTGAGAAATTGTCGCTCGAAAGATTGCAAGTAGAAAACCAAAAATTAAAAAGCCAACTTGATTATTTAAGCATGATGGTTGATGTCGATATTGATATTGAAGAAGGTGAAGATGGCAATGAGCAAGAATTATAATAAAGTCAAAAATTATTATGATAAAGGTTTGTGGACAATAACACAAGTAAAAAACGCAGTTATTAAAAATTGGATTACAGAAGAAGAATTTCAAGAAATAACAGGTCAAGAATACGAAGATGGCAAACTCATAAAATAGCGTGATAAACACGCTTTTATTTTTTTTAATTTATTTGTGAAAAAATTAATTAATATTGATTGAAAAAAAACACAAATATAGTATAATATAATTGTATATAAATTATAATCATGATAAGAAATTATCTAAACAAAGTTTTTAAATAAATAATGGAAGGTGACTAGTGAATGAATACAGATACTCAAATTTCTATAGCATTGATTATTTCAACAGTTACTTTTGTGTTTAATAGCATTATATTTTTTAAAGGTCAAAAGAAATATGTTCAATCGGAGAATGAAATATTTACAGAAATAAAATTAAAGCTAGACATGATTGAAAAAAACACTATTGAATTAAAAAACGAATCTAGAGATACTAGAAATAGAGTCGATGAAATATCTAAAGAACAGATTATACAAAAAGAGAACATAAAAGCATTATGGAAACAAGTTGATAAACTTAACGAGGAGGAAAAATAATCATGGCAAATACAGTAGATAAAGTTTTAGCAATTGCAAAAGCAGAAGTTGGATATTTAGAAAAGAAATCTAATAGCGATTTAGACAGTAAAACCGCAAACGCTGGTTCAAATAATTATACAAAATATTGGCGAGATTTAGATAAAAGCTTACAAGGAAACGCATGGTGCAATTGTTTTGTTAATTGGTGTTTTACTAAAGCGTATGGTGAAAAAACAGCAAAAAGTTTATTATGCACTAGCAGTGGTTGGAGTTATTATACACCTACTTCAGCAAGCTATTTTAAAAATAAAAATCAATGGCATACATCATCTCCAAAGAAAGGTGACGTTATATATTTTAAAAATTCAACAAGAATACATCATGTAGGTATTGTTTATAAAGTAGACTCTAGCTATGTTTATACATATGAAGGGAATACTTCAAGTGCAAATGCGGTTGTAGCTAATGGTGGCGGAGTTTTTGCCAAGAAATATTCATTAAGCAATTCTAACATTGCTGGTTATGGTAGACCAAAGTATGATACTTCAACAACCACTACAACTTCTACTAAAAAAACATATAGTGGAACATTTCCAAGTGGAACATTAAAGAAAGGCTCTAGTGGAACACAAGTTAAATACTTACAAAAATTTTTGAATTGGTATGGAAATTATGGTTTAACAGTTGATGGCGATTTTGGTTCTAATACTGAGAAAGCAGTTGAAAAATTTCAAGATGCAGAAGGGCTAACAGTTGATGGTATCTTTGGTGCTAAATCTCTAGCTAAAGCAAAGGCAGTGAAGAAATAATCCATGTTCTGTAGAATATTATTTTTACATAAAGACATTGACGGTAACTTTTATCCAGCGTGGTTTTATTATCAATATCATAAAATCTTAAGAGAAAATGATGAAACGGTGACAATTGGTTTTAGAAATGGAAGCGTGACTTTTAAAAGAGAATCCGTTTTGATTGAGAAATAAGGGCACAATCGCCCTTTTTTTGTTTTTAAATATTTACATATTTTGAAAATGTAGTATAATAATATATATAGGTGGTGAATTAAAAATGGAAAAATTCTATGCAATATTAGTAGGAGCAGTAATTATCGAATCGCTTATAGAAATTGCAAAAGGTTTTATAAATGATGATAAGACTCCTAACTTAAAATTAATATGTGGAGCATTACTAGGAATCATATTATCGTTCAACTGTGATTTTGATGTAATTGCAATCTTAGGATTAAAAAACACAATACCATATTTTGGTATAGTTTGTACAGGTATTCTAATTTCAAGAGGTTCTAATGTTTTACATGAAATTATTGATAAATTAGTAAATGTTGGAAAAGCTATTGAAGAAAAAACAGAAACAGAAGAAGAATAAATAAGATAGAAAGGGTTTTAAAAAATGAGTGAAAATTACAAAGAATTATGCGATAAAATAAAAGAATTAGAAAAAGATTTTTCAGCGATAAGTGATTATGTTGAAAACAAAACAAGCAAAAATGATAAAAAAGTAAAAACGCAAAGAATTGTCATCATATGTATAACTGTGCTTTTAATTTGTTCTCTATTGCTAAATGCTTTTACAATTCATGAAATGAGAAGCTATGAAAAAGTAGAAGAAGAAGTAACGGAAACTTACGATATAGACCAAAACGCAAATGATGACGGTTCTATTATTAATGGTAATCAATATAATAGTTCGACTCATAACGAAAGCAGTGATTAAATTTGAGTGCTAGTCAAAAGATTAAATATACAAAGAAAACAAAAAGAACATATTACAGAAAAAAGAACACTTCAAATAATTCAAAAGGAAATAAAAAGGGAAATAATAACCGTTGCCCTACTTGTGGTAGGTTTATGTGAAATATTTAACATAATGAGTTGACGTTATGATTGTGAGATAATGGGTGTTTTAAATGAATGAAAAAGAATTGAGTAAAAGGATTGAAAGCCTATCTATAAATTCAAGAAAATTTATAATCAATACAATAGGTTTGAAAAAAGCGAGCAGAGAAATAATGTATGCTAAATACGTTGATGAATTAACGCTAAAAGAAATGTGTGAAAAATTCAACTATGATGAAAGATATATTAATGCTAAACTTTTAAAAGCTAAGAAAGAAATGAATAAAATTATAAAACGTGAATACAACTTAATGAGCGATGAATTAAGGGAGTACATTAAACTGTTGATTGAGGATTAATTTAAAAATATTAGTTCTCATTTTTTTATTTTTAAGGGTAATTAGTGCTATAATTATTCCTTTTTTTATGCAAATTTATACCATTTTATGCGTGTTTTTGTACATTACGATATTTAATATAAGATGATAAAATTAAATCGTAGAAAAGAGAAATATTGTTGAAGAAAGGAGAATGAATGCTATATGAATTACTATTTGATTAGGGATGTATACGTTCATTCTCTTATGGTTTATTTACACATAGATGAATATGATGCTAAAGATATTTTTTACTCATATTATGATGATTACAAACTGAAAGATTTAAGAAATCTAATCATTAAAATGGAAAGAGAGGTAACACAAAGTGAATAACGCTTACAATCCCTATGGAAATCCTTATATGCAAAATGCTTATAGCACACCATATGGGAGCCCACAAAACAGAATATCAATGTTAGAACAACAAAAAAGAGATATAGAAAATCAAATATCCTTTTTACAAAATCAAGGGCAAACACCAATGAATCAGCCATTGACGATAAATAATAATATCGTTCCTAATAGTCAAACTCAAGACCAAAATAAATACGATTTTAAAGGAGTTTTTTTAGATGATGAAGACAAGATAAAAGACTTATACGATTCTACATTGCCTATTATTATCATGAGTGCGAAAGACTCTACTTTTAGAATTAAAAATATAGACGGAACAGTTACTAAATATAAATTTGAAGAAGTAAAAGAAGAACAAACAAAGAATGAAAACAATGAAGTAAACAATCAAGAAATAGAAAACTTAAAAGCACAAGTTCAAGAACAACAAATAGCTTTAAATAAAATTGTAGGATTATTGCAAGCTAATTATCAAAATAATCAAGTTGTAGAAAATGCAACTCAAAATGTAGATAATGTAAAAAATGCTGAGATAGTAGAAAAGAGTGCAAAATCAAGAAGAGGAGGTAAATAATATGGCAAATCCTTTATTGAAAAAAATCAGCGGAATAAACGTAAATAACATGATGAATAACAATCAAGCCTTACAGATTGTGAACATGATGAAAAACGGAAATATTAATCAACAACAGTTAATAAATATGATTTCAAAGAATAATCCACAAATGGCTAACAATTTAAATCAGTTAATGCAAAGTGGACAAAATCCAAACACAATATTACAAAATATGATTTCACAAAGAACACCTTTAGAAATTCAACAATTCAAAGATACTATTTCTAGTTTAGGTGTACCGCAAGATGTTATAGATAACACATTCAAAAAATAAATGTTTAGTTGGTAATAATCTTAAATTTTGCAAAGCCAACTTTATATTTCTTTTAAATATTTAGAAAGGAGAATAAAATCATGATGGAAAATTATGTAGGTGGAGTTGTACCAGTTACTGAAGTCGGTGGAAGTAATCAAAACTGTAATGGTTTTGGTGGCGATTGGTCTGCTTGGATTGTAATTATTTTATTTGCCCTAATCTTTGGTTGGGGTGGTAACGGATTCGGAGGAAATGGTAATCAAGCATTAGACATGAGTGCTATTTCTAACTTTGGACGTGGTGTAGCTAGTCCAGAAGATGTTAATACTGCAGTAAATCAAAGTGCTTTAGAAAGCCAAATTAGAGGTATTACAAATGGTATTAGTGAAAGTGCTTTTGCATTAAATAACGCTATCAATGGTGGATTCGCAGATACTGCTCAAGCTATTAATTCATTAGGATATCAAAACCAAAACGGTTTACAACAATTATCAGCACAAATGGCAGAATGTTGCTGTAATAACCGTATGCAGACAATGCAAGCTCAATTTGATAACCAAACTGCTATCAATAGTTTAAGTTCACAAGTAGCAAGTGGATTCTGCGATGTTAATAACTCAATTTGCAATCAAAACTACTTAAATGCTCAAAACACTAACGCTATCATTCAAGCAAGCAATGATAACACAAGAGCAATCTTAGATAAGATGTGTCAAAATGAAATTCAACAATTGCGTGACCAAAATCAAGCTTACTTAAATCAAATTTCACAAAATGCACAAACAACTAGCATTTTAGATGCATTATTACCAGTTGCAAAACCAGCTTATTTAACTTTATCACCTTACCAAACTGCTTTCTATCCATTTGGATATAGCAATAGTGGATGTTGTGGTAGCAACTTTATTTAAGATAAACGCATTCCAACATTAGACTAATATGTTGTGATTAAATTCAATGATACTAGGAGATAGTCACAATGTGGTTATCTCCCTTATTATTTAGAAAAGGAGAAAAAAATTATGAGTTGTAATTTTAATAATTGTTGTGAATGTTGCAATAGACGAGCAGTAACAACAAG